AATAAAAACACCGTCTGTATCAGCAACTGACACAACATCAACTGTTGCCGTTGCAATATCCTTTTTTTTAAGAGTAGAAGTACCTGAAGTAGAAGATGTTAATGTGTCATCAACAGCAAATGTGCCTGTTACACTTTTTATTTTTAATAAACCTGTATCTGAATTTAAACTAACAATAGTACCTGAACCACCAGATGAACTAGTTACTGTATCATCAGCAATAAATGTTCCTGATATACTTGTAACAATAACATTATTAAAAAATCCTAATGTTGGTGGTGTAGGAGCATTTTCGTGACCTCTACCTAATTCTACAGTTTTTACTTTAACAATTTTACCTATGTTATCTCCATATGCTTTAACAATTGCATTTGAACCTGTAGATGATGTAACTGATACGGTAGGTAAAGATGTGTATTGTAAGCCACCATTTGTTATAAAGAAATCCGTAATTTGTCCTAAATCAGTAGCTTCTTCTTGAACTAAAACATTACCCTCGTATTGACCACCAATTGATGTTTCATCTTCTAAAACAAGTCTATCACTTGTTGACATACCTGTTGTGTTATCTTCTCCTGCAAATCCACCATTTACTATTTTAACAAAACCGGCTGCATTATTTCCACCCGTACCTGTGTTTGTAAATGTTAAACTATCACCTACTTGATAACCTGTTCCTGCGTTGTCAACAACTATTTCTGTAATTTTACCAGGACCAATTTCTTGAACTTGAAATAATGCTCCTGTACCACCACCTGTAATTGATATAGTATCATCTGTTGAATTTAAAGAACCATCATTTGTAATATTTTTATTTCCAGGAATACCTGTAACATTTGCTTTAACAAAGTAATCATCTGTATCTGAACCAGTACCTCTTATTTCTTCACTAACAGAAAATGTTCCGTTAATAGAATCTTCATTTAATATTAATTCACTTACTGATTGGTCACCTATTTGTAAAGTAGATATATTTTCAATTATAGCTGTTGCATTTGAAGTTTGTCCTGTAATTGTTCTTCCTACTAAAGATAATGGGTTACCACTTGTAGCAATAACTCTTAATACTTTTAATGTATCAAATTGACCATCAGAAGCTTTTAACATTTGTTCTCTAGGATAAATTGTTTCTGAATTTTCACCAAACAATATTCTAAAAAATATTTCGTGGCCTCGTACAGAACCTTTTGACCTGTACATTGATTTAATATTTTTAATTAATTTTCTTTTATCTACACTAGCAGCTAAATTTTCTGGAAGAGTTGCTAAAAACTCATCTCTCATATTTGTTAAAAAATGATTTACAACATTATCAGGATCCCTAAAGTTTATTAGGTCTACAATATTATTAACAGGATTAGGTTTGTAATTAGTAATATTTGCTTGAGCACCTGAAGAAGAGCCAACTATTATTTCATTATCTATAAATTTATTTTGTGCTGAAATTATTAACCTATTATTAGAAATATCTTCTACTAATATAATTGCTGTTGCTTTAGATGTTTGACCTGTTACAGTTTCGCCTCTAGTAAATTTACCATATGTAGATTCTTCTATAAGTATTTTATCGCCAGCGTCTAATAATGTTCTAGCAGTACCTCTACTACTAGAGTTTAAAATTAAATTGTTTGTTTGACCTGTTTCTGATTCTAAAGTTATACCATCTGTGCCTTCAATGGTATCTACAGATAATTCTGCTGATTCTAATAATTGATAATAAACTTTAAGAAATTCGACAAACTTGGGGTGGTCAGCAACTACAAATTCTGGTAATTGGCTGTTAAGTATTGTTGAAATTTTTTCATTAAATTTTGCCATTGCTCATTAATAACTAGATGTTGTTGTATAACCTACACCAGCGTCCGAAGAACCTCCTACAAATGCGTCTGCTGTTACAGTAATAAGTGAATTCGCAATATCAATTTCTACAATTTGGTCTCTAACTGGAACAACATCATTAGAGTTAGGTGTTACAGTTAATTCAATTACAGTAGAAGTAGAACCTCTTATATTTGATATTGAAGCCACATTAAAAGAGTTTAATGTAATTTGACCATTTGAATAATTTATTGTGCCTTGTGTTTCATTTGCGTATGTTCTAATACCTGAAGATAAGTAATATCTTCTTACATTACCATTACCATCATCATCTAAAAATTGTTCTAAATCACTACCTGTTACTTTAAAACCTGTAGAATTTAAAATACCACCAGCTGTCATGTTATGGCCAGAATGTGGATTAAATAATGCATTTCTAAAATAGATATCATATTTTGTTGATGACGCTAAAGTTGGTGTAAAATTTTTTCTTATTTTAATTGTTGTAATGTTCGACAATATACTTGTATCAACATCATCTATAAGACCTGTTACTTTAGAGTGTCTGTAAATACTATCAAACTTTTGTAAAGTATTTGTATTGTAATTTGTAATCGCTGTTGTAACTTCCGATTTAATTGTATCACTAGATTTAGTTGTTGATTTAGAATCGTATTTTACTGTAGATGTTAATAATACAGAGGTTGTTTCCGGGTCAACAATTTGTGGTGATACAGAAGCAACATTGTAAGGTTTTAATGAATTGATAATTGATTGTTTAGTTGTTTCTGTCAGAGTGGAACCTGAAGCTGCTTTGATACCTATTTTAACAATACCATATCTTGGCGTTTCATCATCTTCTCCACCCCATGCACTTACTGATAATGCATTTGGATAAATTGATTGTACTAAACTTTCGTAATCTGTTGTTGTAACTGCTCTATCTTGAGCTGCATATTGTAAAGGTGCGTTATGTTTAATTGATTCATTTGTTTCTGATTCAGAACCACCTTGTGAATTTGAAACAGTTGTTATTGTTACATTAGAAAATCCACCAATATTACCTGATAAACTAAAAGAACTTGCACTATTTGATACCGTTTTATTTGTAACAATATATTCTAATATTACTATATTGCCATCAGCAACAGCTTTGCCATTTACACCGTCACCAAAGTAAACTTCAAATTTTTCATCTTGACTTTCTTGAATAAAATAAACTTTTGAATTTTCGTCAACATTATTATAACCACCTGCTAATGCATATGTATTTGTTGTAGTATCACTTGAACTATTTTGAACTTTAACTAATAAAGTTGAAGTGTCTGCGTTTGCACTTGGTATTGTAAATTTTTGGTCAACATCTGTACTATCAACTGTATATTTAAAAGTTACAAGTGAGCCCTCGTAAATAGGTAAACTAGAAAATTTATAAACACCATTTGATGGTGTGATTGTTACATCTGAATTTGTAACATATTGATATGATGTATTGTCAACAGTTGTTGTAAAAATTGTTCCTTTTGACATTGTTAAACTTGAACCTGTTGCACTATTAACTTGTACATCAATAGAAGCCATTGGCGCTCTAGGTGATGATGGTGTATAACCAATCATCTTTGCTAATGATACAATGTTATTTCTTATGTCAGCACTATCAAGATATAACTCATTAGTTGACATGTTTGCTAAGTAAGCAAGATAATGTGTATTGTAAGATAAAATATCTAAAAGAATATTTAATGAACTACCTTCAAAGTCATAATCTTGAAAAGATGTTTGACCTTGTAAAAATGATTTTAGATTAACTTTGATTGCGTCAAAATCGTAATCTGAAACTACTAACTTGTTTGACATTTATTATCTTACCCTCTGTAAAAATGTTTGCACTTGTTGTGGACCTGGTACACCTACTACATAAAAATAAATATCAACAACTAATCTATTTCCATCTTGGTCATCATCAACTTGAACACTTTGTAAATTTACTCTTGGTTCATAATTTATTAAAACTTCTTCTATTTTTCTTTCTAAAAAAACCTTTGTCATAGGTGTAAAAGGTTCAAATAGTAATTCTCTAATACCGCAACCTAATTCTGGTTGAAATGGTCTCTCGTAAAAGTTAGTTTGAACTAAATTTTTTACCGCTCTTTTTACAGCTATAATATCTTCAACTACATTTACATCATTTGTAACTGTGTTTCTAGCAAAATCTAAGTCAATATCTCTAAATCGTCTGGAGTTTCTTGTACTTTTACTTTGTGTTTGTGAATCGTATATTGCCATAACGGTAATATTTATAACAATTATCTAGCCGTTTGCAAAAACATTACCACTACCACTCGTCATAGCGCCTGCGTCTGCACTATCACTTATTCTACCAACTGCTATACTATTTACAAATACATTTGGTGAACCAGCATTTAAATTAGCTACATGAGGAGCACATGG